TCAGCCTTTGGCCGTGCTCCAGCCTTTGGTGCTGGTCCAGCGTTTGAAAAATCTACAGCTTTTGCTGGCGGCAATGGTGTTCCATTCTTTGGTGCTGACCAACCTCTTCAAAGACAATTGTCTGGAGGATCGACCGCTGTAAAACAAAGCTTACTACAAAAATATGGATCCCTTCGTCCTACATCAAACTGCAATGAGTTATTAGTTGAAATGACTCGTTTTCAAGCAGCAATGGACGCCGTCAATCAAGCAAACAGACAAGTTTTAGATACAATTCCTCCAGATATGCTTCATGTTTTTATATTACCAAATGGTAATTGTTTATTGTGGTCCTACATTGTTTATTGTTTATTTGAACAAGATACAACAGCGTTACCTTCCATTATAGAAACTTTTTCAAAACCTTCGACATCGGTCAATCAATTATTAAAAGAATTAATTCGAAAGTGGTTAGTAAAATCATCTTGGTTTGAAGGAGGGTATCTTATTGCAGGTAAAAATGACTTAAGATTATATGCAGGAAGTAGAAAACAAAGTCCTGACTATAATTCAATTTTAAGTAACGATTTTTTAATAAATATTTTACTACCTAATAATTTTGAACTTCCTCTGATTGTTCCTGGAGATTATTCACAATTAGAAAAAGCAAGTGTTGATGAAATAATCGCTAGCGGAGTAGTGAATGGAAAATTTATACTTCAAACAACAACCACCGGGGATCATTTCCATCTTGTATTGCGTCCGGATTTATTGCAACAAATGTTGGATTTACCAGAATCAGATCCCAAAAAAGCTGTCGTCTGTAAAATACTTGGATACTTTAAAAAGTTTATTACAAAAGTTCCCCAACAAGTTGCCACCAAAGTGCAAGACTCTTTAAAAGCAGCCGTTGCTACACAAGTTCAGAAACAATTACCCCAGGCTCGTCCTAGTGTAGTTACCGCATCGGCAAGTAAAGCTATTGACGATGTAATGTCAACATCACCAGTACAACAAGCGGTTCAAGCTGGTGCTGTTCTTGCAACAAGTCAAGGTGCCAGCCCTGCTGCTGTTAGATCAGTTGCAGCACAACTTTCGCAATCGTCTGTTGGACAAGGAGCTTCTATAGCTGCAACTCAACACGCAATGCAACAAACTAAAGCCCAAACGCCAAGACAAAAATAGGATTTTTATTTTTAAATTCTAACACAATTCGGTGCATATCAAAAGCTTATATTAAAGTGTGGATTTCCAAAAAAATGACTGAAAAAAAATTTTTTATTTTGCACCAACTGAGCATAATACTTGAATTACCCTAATTATTTTTTTATTCCATTATACAGAATATGTCTTACCACTACACAGAAAATTTTGCCGACGATGATTTCTACGACGATGATATCGACGACTATGCTGAAAGCTTTGAAAAAAGCTATTATGGCGCCGCTAAGCTTCCAAGTGGAGCAGGAAAGCAAATGTACACCAATCGTGCAACCAGGATTCAAGTTTCTGCGATTGAAAAAAGATTCAAACAGGGTCAAAAGCCTGCGAAAGCTGCGAAAGCTGGAAAAAATTTTAAAAAATGAAGATTAAAATTTTTTCCAATGCTTCCTCCGACAAAATACACATTATTATTTAATATTATAAACTAATTTAATTTACAAAAATTCAGATTCAAAACACTATGGACAAACCTCAATGGCTCGACACAACAAAAAAAACCAAAAAAGCAATGGAGGAAACACTCAAGGAGCGTAATATGAAGTCTTCTTTTCGTAAAAAACAAGACACTGTTGATTTTTTTGAACGACTTGCCTGGTCATGGAACATGCCCTGGAGAGAAGACCAAGCCAAAGTAATCTCTTCCTTCTTTGACAAGAAATACTCCGAAGTGGTTATTCAGGCAATATTTGGCGGTGGAAAAACAACAATGATGCTCGCCATTATTCATATGCTCGTCCTTAACGATTCATCACTTATTCCAGATATATTTATATGCGCCTTTAACATTGGTATTCGAAATGAAATAAAAAAAAAGCTCAAAAGTTTGGGAAAATTCAATGTATCGACCTTTGACTCGCTCATTTGGCATTGTTGTGATGAACTCAAGTATGAAGACCTCAAGCTCCTCAACTTTGAAACCAAGAGGCGATTTGTTCGTGAAAATCTTGACAGTCTTTCCAGCAAACCTTCATTCAAATATGTTTTTATTGACGAGACCCAAGATTTGGAAAAACAATGCTATCCCATCCTTAAAAAGCTATTCCCCAACGCAAAATTCATGTTTGTTGGTGATGTCTTTCAATCCATTCAAAAAGAGCCTCGCGAAAGTATGATGTGGTATTTACTCAATCGAGTGTCTACGCGCAGTACCGCCATTTACAAAATGATGGACACTCCTCGTGTTCCGCTACCCATTTTAAATGAAATCAAAGAGGCGCTTTTACAATATTATCCAGAGTTTTCATCTACCATAAATCAATGGAAAAGCAGCTCAAACTTTACTGCACCTACCAAAGTTTCCTGGGTCTCATTTCAAAATTATCAAGCCGTCAATAATGCCATTATGAAAAAATTGCAAGTCTTGGATCATAAAGATACCATGATATTGACATTTAGTAGCGCAATTACGGTGCGTGGAAGTCTTGGTGATATTGCACGATTCCGCCGCTTTTTACAACTACAAGGTATCGATATTAATCCCAATCACAAGCGCATGCTCGATGATCGTCTTTTTTTGACCACTGCTAATTCCTCCAAAGGCCTCGAACGAAAGCATGTTTTGTGTATACTTACATTTCCTTTAGAACTAGCCTTTTCCAACTTTTCAAATGATTTGGTGATGAATTTGATAACCGTCGCGCTGTCTCGTTGCAAAGAATCGATTACATTTTTCGTACCAAATTATATTGATCGTTTTAGCAAAGTCCTCCATTGCTTTTCCAATTGTCCCAAGCCTGCCGAAAAACCTGTTTTGGAGGAAAAGAAACAACAAAAAGAGACCATTAAAAAACGCGTCCCCAAGTCCAACAAAGATTGCAACTCGTTTGAATACGACCCCAAGGACAAGCTTGGTATGCTACAAAAGGAGCATTCAGTGACTGAAATTTTGCGTCAAAGCATTCTTAGCTTTGAAACAAGACAACTTTTATTGCGTTATGTTCGACAAGATCAAGTTTGGAATCTTCCACCATCGTCCGCAGAAACGATTCGCACAGAAGAGGAGTGCGCCCTAAGTGGTCTTATCTTTGAATCGCTCATACTAAGCTTGTGGACTGGTCGTTTTCCTTTCAGCGATTTTGCGTCCATACAACATCATTCCGTCTTCTCCCATCATGTCGAAAATATTCGTAAAAAAGACAAGCATTACCGTCAATTTATTCAAAAGCATCCCAAGATTATCAATGAACAGATTCGTTTTGAAGGCAGTTTTTTGTATGCCCAGTTGCATCTTTACGCTTACCAAAAAATATGGGTTAAAACAGATAAAAAAAAGAATGGTGTATTGTTTAAACACTGGAAGTCCATCTTGCCAACCATTCGTTCGATTGTAGTACCCAATGCGTACGCTATCAAAACGCAAGTAAATATCAGTATGCCTTTACTCAAAGGCATCATGGATGCCGCGCGTGTTCCTAAAAGTGATACCAGTGATTCAATGGATATTTTTGAGATTAAAGCTTCTCGATCTCCCGATTGGAAAATAAATACAATGTTACAAGCTACATTATACGGTATTATGAATGGAAAGGCATTTTTCAACACTTATCTTATCAATGTTTTTTCAAAACAAGCCAAGCTATTTAAAGTGTACTTGAAGAAAGACTTGATGTGGCTTCGTGCTACCATTACTCAGGATATTATCAATTGGAATTTGAATTGCTATTTGGCCAAAAATATTGTACATAGTCAAAAGAAGCCAAATCCTGGACAAATTGCTATTCCAGTCCACAAAACTTTGTTTGTAGAAGGATTTTATGATGTTTTGCAACAAAAATTTACAGAATTTACACTGTGCGAATTTAGTAGTATTACAAAAACCAAGCTTACTACTCTTGTTGAAAAGTCTGCGACTAATTTAGAGTCGCAAACTGAAGCAGTACCGTTGATACAGCAGTTGGTAGACAGCATTGACAAATATAAAAAGATATATGATATAAAGATTATATATGGAGGATTTTTTATAAGTAAACATTTTGAGCTTGCAAAGTTTGATATAAAACCTTTGTTTGGATCCAATATAATTTGGCAAGAATTTGTTGAATCAACACTTGGCACGGAATCTGATTCGATCAAATTGGATTTTACGAGCAGTGCGCACTGTTTAGCAATACAAATCACAAGTCTTGTTACAAGCGACAAATATTTATTGTTGGAATAAATTATCTTACCTAATATTAGTATTATGCCGTATTTTCATAATAAAGATGTAAATCTTTTGCTTATTCATATTCCAAAAACTGGAGGTTCTTCTTTGGAAAATTATTTTTTTCAAAAATATAATATTGCTATGAATAATGATTCATTATATTCAGATTCAAACCCGCAAAACTTGGATGTGACAGTAAATTCAAGTTTACAACATCTATCGCTAAATTTTATTCTTAAAAATGCAAGCGTTTTTAATATCAAAACATCGGATTTAACAATAATATCAATTGTTCGTAATCCCTATGATCGAATAATGAGTGATTTGTTTTTTTTAGGATTAGTGAATCCAAATTATTCCCAAAAAGAAATTACCGAAGCAATAAAAAATTTTTTAAATAATGATTATGACGGTCATAAGAGACCACAGTATTCTTATCTCGTGGATGAAAACACGAATTTATATTCAAATGTCAAAATTCTAAGAACAGAACAATTAAATGACGACATGAAACAGTTAGGTTATACTGATTTTGCATTAAAGAGTAATGCAAACTCGCATGTACTAAATTATATGGACTTTCTTAATAATGAATCGATAACAATAATCAACAATTATTATGCCAAGGATTTTGAATTATTTAGTTATACTAAATTACAAACATTCCCAAGCATACATAATCCACAACCACAACCACAACCACAACCACAACCACAACCACAACCACAACCACAACCACAACCACAACCACAACCACACCGTGTTCGTCGACTTGGACAAAAACTTGTTCCTTCAAAACCTGTCAATTCAGTCACAAACACTGATAATAAAATTAATAAACCTAGAGGTAAATTGGTAGGTGTATGGGTAAGTTGATATTTTGTCTAACCTAAAAAATGAATTTTGTATATTTTTTTACCATAATTACAGATTTTTACAACAAAAAATAATGGAACCTATCATTAATTTCTTCAACAAAAACGGACTGGCCCTTCATCATGGATCACTCAAGGATTATTATCCAGGCAGCTGTGACCAATGTAATATGCTCAACTGTGGACAAAAATCTATAATTTATGGATTGACACCTGACCTACAACTTCTCGTTTGTGACAAGTGTTACGAAGGTTTGGAACCCAAGATTAAAGACATTATAAGCCAACTACAAAAACTTACCTACTTTGACAAGATTCCCAAGAACAAGCAGTTTGAAATTTTGACCGAGTCAGGAAGCATCGATTCTAATTGGTCAATTCATCCTAAATATCAGTTTTATATTCCCAAGGATAATACAGTGTATGTTCCAATGATTAAAACGGATTTCCCCGAAAGATGGGTTTCTTTGCGGCATTTTATTATCATTAACGATGTAAAACTAATTTAAAGGCAGCAATAAAAAAAAATGTGAAAAAAAAACAATGCGTTAAAAAAAATAATGCAGGATATGACTTCGGAAGCCATGATTCCACAGCTAAACTCCATGAAACGAGTACTTTATCCTCATCAACTACAAGCTGTGAAAATGATGTCAGAATTGGAACAAAAACAAAGAATTACTTCTTCTTCTTTTCAAATTGATACAAAAATGGGTATTTATGCTGATTTAATTGGTTACGGAAAGACATTATCTATTATTGCTTTAATACTTTGTGATCAAATAATATGGAATTCATCTGAAAAATTTGTACATGAAATTATATCCGGTGTGTTTGGGAACGGACTAGTTGTAAAGAAGCATTTACAATCCCTGGAAAGAATAAATGCAACACTCATCATTTGCAGTCCATCGATTGTTCATCAATGGCTTGGCGAAATTGAAACAACACCTTTGAGAGCGATTTCCATCACTCAAAAAAAGATTTTGGATAAGTTTTGTGTTTGTGATTATGATGTGGTCATTTGTTTGCCCAGTTTTTATAATTTGCTTATTACAAAATATTCAAATTATGCTTGGAAGAGAATGGTTTATGATGAACCTAATTATGCCAAGATTCGTTCCATGATACCTCCCGTTTGTAACTTTTTATGGTTAATCAGTTCGACGCCCTATGATCTTGTCAATAAATTTTCACCATGCCAACATTACTTGTACAATATTTTTTCAAATTTTTCCGATACAAATTTGATTGATCAAATTATTGTTAAAAATGAAGAAAGTTTTGTAAAAAAATATGTACAGCTTCCACCCGTAGAGCATTTTTATCATGAATGTTATCAACCATCGTTATTTATTGTCAAGGATTTGATTTCTGTTCCTATTGCCGAGATGATTTCCTTGGGTCAAATTGAAAAAGCGATCAAACATTTAGGCGGTTCGTCTACAAATAATATACAAGAATTTTTGTGCTGTCATTCCCAAAACAATTCTAAAAGACTTGAGGATATATTGCAAAATCCTTGTAATATATGCCTATGTATTGTAAAAAAACCGGTTGTTGTTAATTGTTGTCAAAA